TATTAAATAAGGTAGGTAGTAAGCTGCTTATCATGGGGTACTATGCGCCAGTGATTGTATACGTATACGGTTATGTCATATATAAAGGTATTAAATCATACAGTAAACATATGACAAAGAGTTGACAGCATGTTTGACAGAACCTTGACAGGGTACCCCCCTACCCCCCTCCCCGGGATGTATGTCTCCGGATTTGACAGTACCTTGACACGAGGCTAGATCCCCTCTCGATCTGCGCCTAAAAAATTCCAGAATATAGCTTCCGAAACATGAAGCCCCATAGTTATTACGTGGGGCTGATTGAACGCGTGAAGAACTTTTTCGAACTACCACCCAAGCACAACCTGAAGGTTGGCGACTTGGTGACGTGCACGTGCCATGGGGGTGTGGCGATCATACTCGAACTATATGACGATCCCGTAAAGGTCGAGTATCCAAAAATGAATATGGCAAAGATATGGTGGATTAGTAAATCATATGAGAGCATGACACGAGAATGGATGCATACTATTAAAAGATTAAACAAGTACGGAGAGCATTGGGGAGAGTAGTTATAACAGGATGCCATTTGACAAACTGTTTGTAAAAATTAAATGTACAATGTGTAATGGTACCAGGCTATTCAAGCACAGTGGCCACCACGACCCGCGGCGGCCGTTCAAATGGAAGAGCTGCCCATACTGCGATTATGACGGTACTGTGTTGATTGAGGCATGCGAGAGCACCATAGTGGAGTATTTTTCACAGCTAAGCGACGAAGCCCGGGCCAGCTTATTGCTTAAGTTGAATATTTAGTGCGGCCTAAGCGTGGTACGGTGCTATTTATATGTGAGGTGTACAGATGAGCATGCTATTGGCATATCCCCCGGGTTATACTCCGCTCAATGAAGAGTTAACCAAAACCGACAAGGCTGATATCAAAAAGATGATATCCCAAGAGTTGGATAAATCCCTTAAGTCGGAGCTTAAAAAAATCCTTGAAGATGAGCTTACCAAGGCGCTGCGTACCAAGGGTGTGAAGAACGACGTTGCGGATATCACAAAGAAAGTACTTAAGAAGCTTTATCGCGACATGTCGCTTCATCATCCATATATTATTGACCGCGTTAAAGTTTAATTGCTAGTTAATGTGTGCGCGCTGAAGATGTAACCTTTTATGTTGGCGACTTGTTGTATGATGACACATTACGCGATGTTGGCATATTGCTTGAGTGCTATGATAGCCATCGTGAGTACGAAGACCAACCTGATTCGAATGTGACGGTGTGGCGGACTTGGTGGTGTCGTGCTGGTGAAGAAGAATATAGTGAATTTGGCTTGCAAAGCTTAGTTGCGATGGACGTGTTTGTGTGTTATAGTCTGCATGCATGCGCTGGTGCTTAGGGAAATTTTTAGGGAAAATAAAAAATGAAAAAAATTTATAAAATTATTTCGCGTAAATGGTGCCCGGGCGATTTAGTCAAAATCAAAGCCGCCGATTGGGATGGGGATACATACAACTCTATTGGCATCGTCATGCGCGAAATAGAGGAGGACATCCAAGCATCCTTGTTCCCGGCTGTGTTGGTTTATGACACAATCCGTCAAGAACAGCGCGCCTTATATCTTTATGATGTCGAATTAATCTCGGCCGCCACATAGTTACTATGTGAGGAAACTCTTTGCTAGCGCGGGCCGGATATTCTTTGGTCTCGCTGTGGCAGCGTTCTTCATCAATATTTTCCTTCTTATCTTTGCCAATTTCCTGCCAAGCTCTCAGGACGCGTATGAGTTAAGTATTTTGTCCATTATTAACATGATTTTGTTAAGTTTCGTCTTATTAAGGGAACCAAATCAAAAAACGGAGTAGTTATTATAGGATGTTCAATAAAATATGCCATTTTTTAATTGCGCTTGCCCCTATCGCGTGTTACACCGATTATGGCATAATGAAGCCTGGCGAAAAAGAATACGTATACGTCACTGAAACCGAAACCGTTGTTGAAGAAGTTGAGGTTGAGGTCGAAGTTGAGGTGGAGGTCGAAGTTGAAGTAGAGGTGATCGTAGAGGTCCCCGTCTATATTGAAACTGAAATCGAGATAGAGGGCGATCCTGGCGAAATCTGGGTTGACTCCTTTTTACAGCCCAACACGTTCGATGGAGTCGACATCATTTGGGTTATTGACACTTCAGGTTCGATGTATCGCTATGACCCCCAACTGATGGCAGGAATAGAAGCGATGCTCTTAGCTCTCCCTACGACCAATTGGCGTCTTGTAATGATATCAAGTGATCCTCGGTTAGCCGTTGCCGAGGATCAATTTCCTCTCGTTCCAGGCGATGATATCGCGGATGCCACGGCCATGTATAGCATGATGGGGCGCGGCGGTATGGAAGAGGGGTTCGATGCTGTATATGATTATGTCACTTCAAATCCCTATGCAGCCACGTGGATGAGGCCTGATGCCGCTTTGTTGGTTGTATATGTCTCGGACGAAGAAGAGCAGAGCAGGACCACCCACACAACTGTTGACAGTTTTACAAGTTGGTATAATGGGCTTCGAATGGGCTCTGTTTTTCTTTCAAGTATTGTAAATCATAGTTATCCTGATGAATCTGTGTGCACGTGGTCTGTAATGGCACGCGACGTCGGTCTTCGGTATATGGAAGCTACTGCTCATTTTGGTGGGGTCGTAGTTGATATATGCGAAGAAGACTGGTCGGCCGGAGTAACAGAGGCGTCAGTTTCGGTCGCCCCTCATGAATCGATAACCCTCACCCACGAACCAACAGTAGACTCAATTAGAGTATTCATTGATGGGACACTTAATTATGACTGGACATATTCAGTAACAGATAACACTATTTACTTTAGTATTATTCCTGGCCCGGGATCATGGGTCGAGGTAGGATATCTATATATGCCGACTACAGACACCGGCGACACAGGAGGGATCGATACAGGTGCTTAAATTTATAACAATAATGATGGCTTTTTTGGCCGCACCTGTTCAGGCGGCGCAGTATTCACCAAAATTACCGATCGATCATATGGAAGCTAGCGCCTCTTCTGTTGAAAAAAGCGTAAGAGAGGCCGCTGTCAGGGTGACTGTGCCATTTACAGGTGGCCATGGATCGGGATCTTACATCAAATATAAGGATTTACATCTTGTTATAACAGCCCAACATGTAGTTGATGGGCCCCTAGGGACTTCTTATTTGGTTTCTTATAAAGAAGAGTCCCACATAGGCGTATTAATCTATGCTGATCCGGACAATGATATTGGAATATTGTATGTAGGTAACCCCTTTCGCCAAATTGAACCGATGAAATACAATCCCGTAGAGGGTGTCGCGGATGTGGGCACTGAAATACTCTATTCTGGGTATCCTTCCCATCACAAGCTTATGTCTTTTGTGGGAAGAGTGGCCGGCCATGAAACCAATGGCACCACAAAACCCGGAAAACACATCATTTTACAGACTTACGGGTGGTTTGGGTGCTCTGGATCCGTGATATATAATACAAAAGGACAACAAGTTGGTGTATTATATGGTGTAGATATAGAATACTATCCAGATATTCAGGTTCAAGAGAACATGATCTGGGTAGTCCCTATGAGTGAAGTAAAAATCGACAAGGCCATCCGGGGATTTTGTCGAGGATATCAAGGTAAAACTCCAAAAGCTTGCAAATGAATCATACTTGGGGCGCGTTTCTCGCCGAAAATGAACTAAAAACTGTTGGTATTGTTGTTTGTCTTAATGATGAACAGCAATTTTTGATTATTAGGCGCTCAGATATTGATGATCGGGGCGGCCAGTGGACGATGCCGGGTGGTCATATAGACGATATAGATGGTTCTATAGAGGCTGGTGCGGTGCGAGAGCTAGAAGAAGAGGCTAATTTGAAGTGTTCGGTGTCGGATCTTACGTATCTGGGGGAACCACGGCCCGGGAAACACTATTTTTGGACTAAAAAATGGTCTGGAGAAGTAAATATTGATAAACCAAACCCCAAAACGGACGAAATTGAGCATGATGATTGGAAATGGGCGACAATTAATGATATAAAAGACATAGATGATACTGAAATTCCGATCTATTTACTGGAGAAAGCTTTAGAGATGTCCAAAAATGCTAAATGATGAACAAATTCTCCTAAAAACAGCTAATTTACTCGAAAATTTCGATATTTCCGACAAAAAACCCGAAAAATTGCTTCGGGAACTCGACGAAACCGAATATGAGATAGTAACAGACGTCTTAGGCGACCTCGCGCCCGACGATTTAGCGTTTAATGAGCTGTTTGCCGGCAAAATGCGCCTTATTATCAACTTTCCGACGATGGATAACCAATCTGAGCTTGGTCAGTTCGCTGAAGAGCTTGATCAGGTACTTAAATTGAATGTTGATTGGGAAAAGGGGATGGTTTCGGCTCAAAGAGAGTGGACAGAGAACTCAATTGAGAATGATGAAGCGCTTATAGGCTCTATTTTGCCCGGTTTAGGTGACGGTACCCCATTAAAGGAGGTAAATCGCAAGTTTCAGATGAAAATCGGCAAATATTTCATGAAAGTAGACAAATTATTGAGAGATTACAAGGAAATG